CAAAGAGGGTGTCCCCTCTTCCGGTTGGGTACATTGCAGCTACACCTCAGATGAAGATAACCGTCACAAAGCTTGGATTTTTGACGGTAAATCTTGGAGCTTGTTAGACTGATGCCAATGGTCAAAGGCGCCCCAATTTACGGAACCTACGGTGGTCATTACGAGGATGACGGCGGCGACGGCAATACTACTTGGGTTGCTGACGGCCCCGGTTATTGGAATCAGGACGACGACAATGGTGATACTTACTGGGTTGGTGATAAATATATAATTGGATATGAACCCGATGTGTTTGTTCCTGACACAACGCCAGACACAACGCCAGGTTACGGTGGATTCTTTGGAGGTAGCATTGAAGAAGGGGTAAAATCGGGTCTTTTTACCCCTGTGGCAAGTACCCCTGCGGCAAGTACTCCTGCGGCACCAGCCACGACACCATACACGCCCCCCGACTTGGGTTTAGACATCCCGCCCGGCAACATTGGGGGGGACGGAGTTCTACCGGTAGGCCCACCCGGCAACTTGGCGCCCACGTACTACGGAGACTTGGGTCTAGGTATACCGGCGGCGCCCACGTACTACCAAGAATATGTCCCAACCCAACAACCCGTGGTCCCGCAACAAACTCAAGCGGAACTTTTACAGCAGATAGTGAACGAAGGGGCGAGCAGCGATGATGATGATGCCCCAGGGTTCAAACACGGTGGTTTGGCCACACCGAATCTCAATCCTGTGGCGCAGAACCAAGGTTTAACCTCAGAAAATCTTCCCTCTGAAGGCGTCTTAGAGGTTCTTAGGTCATTTAATCAAGAGGGCAATGGCGCAAACATAGACTTTCTCCCAAATCTTGGAGAGGCCATTAGACAAGGTCGGCCTATAACGCAGGCCGACCTTACAGGGACTAAAGTTGGGCTTAGAGGTACAAGTCCTGTCGGAGGTGGCGAGATAGGTTATCGCTTGGATGCCACCTTAGACCCCTTAGACACAGGTGGCTTAGTTGCTGGTGCAGATTACGATGTAGGATATAAATTTGGGCCGCTACCTCCATTTATGAAGAAGGTTTTAAGGCCTACTGGTGGTGGGGTAGGTATTAGGGGGGCGGTTGAAGGAAACACGGCTGACCCTAAATTATCACCAGACCCGCAGGAAGAATTTTACGGGAACCTTGGGTTAAATATACCCCTGACCGGTACAAACATAGAAGGCAGTTTCGTTAAACCAAACGATGCTGATCCGGAGTATGATCTGAGAGTAAATCAACCCGTTGGACCCGCGTATCTTGGATACGAGAGGAAAGTTTTTCCAGAAAGAGGTGATGCAGAAAAATTTAGCTTAGATCTTCCAAACCTAGAGGCTTCATACTCAAAGTCCCCCTTCGGTACAAATACGTTACAGGGTGAAGTAAATGTCCCCGTGGGTGATAACACATCTGTTTCTTTTGGGGGTAGTCAAAAGAAACGTAAAGGCAGCCCCACCCTAAATGAAGGGTCTGTGCGTTTAAACACTGACGTTAACGGGACAGGAATTGGCGCTTTCCTACGGGGTGATAGTCCGGGAAACAAAGAGTTTGGAGTTAATGTGGAGGGTCCATTGCTCGACGGAAGTTTTGATTTTAGTGGTGTTAAGAAATTTAATAGTACAGAGTCAAACCCCCGTGACATACGTGAAGGCCTAAGACTTGATGCAAGTGCTACGGTTCCGTTAGGGCCTGGTGACCTATCGGCTAGGGGTAGTTATGAAAGGGACTTTGGGGAGAATACTCTTGGTGCGGGCCTAAAGTATACTCTCGGAAAAAACCTCTCAGCTTTAGCCGAAGTTGAAAGACGGGGTAATAACCCTACGGAAACAAGAGTTGGGGTTCGATATAACCTACCCACTGATAAAATACCTGATAGCCTCAAGAACTTATTTCGCTGAACCCCAGTTATCGCCCAGCCCTACATCGACCTTGGACGGTATAGTCAGACCCGGCGCACAGTTCTCCATCAAATCCTTGATCTCCGCCACCTGTTCGTCGCTCTCTATCGAAAAGCAAAGCTCGTCATGTACCGTGAGCATGGGCCAATGACCATTGCCCATGCAGTCACTCATAGCTTGTTTTGTCTGATCGGCAGCCGAGGCTTGAATTAACCTGTTCAAAGCCTTGTACACAAAAGCGACCTGATACTTCACCGGGTTCATGCTTTGCCAGTTATCGTCGCGGCTTTCTTCTGGAGTATTCAGGATATCCTGCCAGCGTTCTTCCAGCTTCTCTGCGGAGATAGGCTTCTTCATAGTCTTTGAATAGCCCTTCAGTTCCCGCATTGGAAACCGGCACTTTCTCCCCAGCATCGTCCGCACTTCTGACCGGCTGGAAGCCGCTTCCATAACGGCAGACGCCAAGGCCCTGATGAACGGAACCTTCTCGTCATATTCGTTCCGAAGCGTCTTGGCCTCGTTGAAAGGAATATCCCCAAGGGTCTGGGCCAGCTTACCAATGCCCATGCCATACATGATTCCAAGATTAATCGTCTTGGCCAGGTTTCTCCCAACGCCGGCAATGTCTGCCACTAGCTGATGGAAATCCAAGTCATCCTTCTGGTACTGCGCTACGATCTCCACAACCTTCTCATTGTCCCGTGTTGCGGGAGTAAGCGAGGCGTAATGCATCATCCATCGAGGTTCTTGGGCGCTGTAGTCAAAGCTACCCCACCGGCAACCTTCCTCTGGAATAAACAGACCCCGGATAAGTGACTTTATCTCCGGATGCCTAGAGGGAACTTGCTGCAAATTCGGATTACTAGAGGAGAATCTACCCGACACAGTCCCACCTTCATCGGAGCGCAACTGGTTAAACTGACAGTGAATACGGCCATTATACTGGTGATTAAGAATAGTATCCACAAACGTCGTATTCGCTTTGTTGTATTCTCTGATTTCCAGAATTTTCTTAGCGATGGGATGTTCATGGTTTTTCAAGAAGTGCTTGGTGAAACTAGGAGCGTCCGATTTGGCGGTACGTTCGTAAGTTAGTCCCAGGTTCTCGAAAACCCCAGCCAAACTTTTTGCATTCCACGGTTCGATGTGGATCTGGGTCTCATCGTGTATCTGCTTGAGTAAGGCATCCTCCTTACCTTGCAACAGCTTTTTGGTTTGTTGCGCCTTGTCAACGTCCACTCTGACGCCGCGCCGTTTCATCTCGAAAACCATAGGGAGTAGCGACAACTCCATATCGAGTATCTTGCCGCAATTCTCTTCCATAAGTTTCTTGTGGAGAACGTGCCATAGGCTAAGTGTCAGCGTGGCGTCCTTCTCAGCGTACAGCGCAACCCTTTCAGCGGGTAGCTTCCACATCTCAGCCTTGGCATCCACGCCATGCTGCGCGGCGGCGCGGCGTAAATCCTCTTCAGCTTTCCGCTGACCAAGGTACGTGGACCCCAGAGCATTAAGTGAGTAGCTGAACCTGTTTTCATCCAGCAACGGCGCCGCAATCATTGTGTCCAGTATTCGTCCTTTGACCTCTATCCCCTCACTTAGAAGCCACCCTAGATCGTACTGTGCGTTGTGGAATACCACGTCCATGCCGTGGTTTAGTTGGTCTTGGAGCCACCTGAGTACGAGGTCCTTCGCCATGTTCCCCCCACCTTCGTGGGCGATTGGCAAGTAGGCACTCCAATCTGAGGCAGCAACAGAAATCCCGATAAGGTTTCCATCCTTTCTAACCCAGCCTGGCCCCAAGTCTCGTAGGTGCGGATCTTTTGTTTCAACGTCAACAGCAATAATCTTCTCACCCGACAGGTCAGGGAGATGATCAGGTGGAAACCATACGGTCTCGTCAAACAGATCCTCACGCATTCTTATCTTCTGATAATGCTGCCCAAAGGGCGGTATATGCGGAAGCATCCACACCGTCATCTGGATTGTGGATACCCATTTCGTCTCTCGCAATCTTAATCAAAACCATGCAGAAAGCAACGTTATCAGGCCTTACTTCAGCCTTTAAATATGCCGACCACAACTCCGCCACACGTTTGTGTAGAAGTCTGTAATCCCCGTGTTGTTCGGCCCTGTCACCACCAACAAGTCCCGCCGCCGTTTCCAATATCTCAACTGGTTTCATAGATCGTAACTCCGGTTTGTCTGTGGTTGGATTATGTGCAGGGACTTCTTGGCTCTTGTGGCGGCAACGTAGAAAACCCGATGCTCGGTTGCGGGCTCACGCAGATACGCTTTGTGGGCGGCGTAAGACAAATCAGGTATCACCACGATGTTGTCAGCCTCTCCACCTTTCATTGAATGTATGGTGCTGACCTTTATGCGAGGGGTCCGGACGTTGTCCTTACGCTTCAACGCATTCAAAACGTAAAGCTTGGTGTCCACGTCAATCTTCTTCAAAGCCTGATGCCATCGAACCGACCCGTCCAGAAGGAGACCTAATCTGTCCTGCGCTTCCGACATCGTGACAGTATCCTCCGCTGACAACGACAGGAGGGCGTTAGAACGCGCTCCAAAGCCTCTGGAGTAGCCAGTACCCAGTTCTAGGAAGGAGTAGATGTTCCGGACCTTAGCGCCCTCTAGGGCGTGACCCTTGGACCATTCTTCCCAATCCGTGAGTGCCTCATAGGTCTTCCCCGGAATACTGGGCTTTCCGTTACGGCTATAGACCCAGCCTTCTTCGCGAAGAGACGTGGCGACATCATTTGCAATACGGTTCGTCCGGGCCATCAGGCACCACTCGCCATCCTCAAACGGAACGTCCCAGACGTTATTATGGAACCGGACCAGACCCTCCTCATCTTTTGGATGCCATGTCTTTGGTGCGCGGCCTTCGATCCGGCTAACGATGTTCTGTGCTTCCTGCCAAACCGCCCTTGGCAATCTGTAAGACTGCTTCAGGACCGTCTTCTTCTCCGTAGCCCCCAGAAAAGCGCCAACGTCTGCACCCTGAAAAGCCATGATCGCTTGGTCATCATCGCCCGTGAAGATTTGTATGCGGGGTCTTTTCCGGAGTACATCGACCATGGACCACTGAAGGGTGGAAAGGTCCTGTGCCTCATCGACAAATAGAGCTTCGATATCAGGGCATATCCCAGATTTCACGAAGTTCACTATCATGTCAGTGAAGTCTATTTTTTTATGGGCTTTCTTGTAACTCTCATACGCGGACACAAGCCGTCTCAGTTCTGGCCAGCTAACGCTGTAATCGGACAACTGGCGGTGCATCTCTTCAAGCTCAAGACACATGCTCCGGGACAAGTGGTATTGGCCTA